AATTTCAAAGAAACTCGATTCCATTATTGAGGTCATGAAAGGCGATTCTCTTCAGAAAAAAGAGGACGCAGAAGAACAATCGAAGAAGCTAGATAGACTCGACAAGAATAAAGACTCGGGTCAACCACAAGTATCACCAACTGAAAAGAAAGAAAAAGAATCCTCTGGGTCTGGTATGGACTTGGGGTTGGGTGGTTTACTGAGTAGCGTGGGGATGATTGCATCTACAATCATCGGATTGGTACCAATTATTGCTGGTATCTACGCTGGCGTAAAACTATTCGGTGGTACAAACCCAACCGAATCACCTAAAACCGCATACGGAGAAAAACTGGGAGTAAAGACTCTGACTTCCGGTGCAAGAGCATTGGGCAATACTGATGCCAGCGTCGGTAAAGTTTGGGATGCATTCAAGACAACCAAAGAAGTAGCGAAACCAACAGAAGAAATTACAAAAATTGGTGGTGCTGCCACCAAAAATGAAGGTGCATTGAACAACATCAATACTCTTCTGGGTAAAGAGGGTAATAAGGAAGCAGCAAAAATTGGTGAGGGTGGAGAAGCTGCTGCGAATGTATTGAAGGGCACCACTAAAGAAGGCGCGAAAGAAGCCGAAAAAGCAGCCGGTCATATCATCGAAAAAACCACCGAGAAAAGTGTGGCTAAGATTGCAGCAAAAGAATCTGAAAAAGCTGCGATGACTGTTGGTAAGGGTGTGCTCAAAGAAGGTGGTAAACTTGTTGGTAAGGGTATTGGTAAGTTCGCATCAAAGGCGTTGCCTGGTGTGGGACTTGCAATGGGTGCAATGTTCGCCGTTGACCGAGCCAAAGAAGGTGATTATCTGGGTGCTACTCTTGAAATGGTATCCGGTATTGCTGGATTGGTACCGGGTATCGGTACCGCAGTCGCATTGGCAACTGACGCATTTCTTCTAGGACGAGACATATTCAAAGCCCAGAAAGAGAAAGACACTGGAGACGCAAATACCAATCTTGCAAAGAAGGCCCGCGATAAGGTCTCGAACGATGAAAGTCTACCTTCAGAACTACGAGATTATTCTGCGCTCACTCAACAAGGTGAAGACCTCACAGAAAAATTGAGGGAGGATAGAAAGAAAGCATTTACCGGAGATGAGGCACTGAGCAACCAAGCACTATACATGAAAATGCAGAAAGGTGGAGTTGAATCCCTAACCAAGAAAGAGAAAGAGAAGGCTGCAAGTTCGGGATTGCTCGATTTGTTTAATGACGAAGAACTAAAGAAGCACATCGAAGACCAAAAGAAGGAAATGCTCTCTTCTAATCCAGATCTTCAGAAACAACTCGACGAAGCCAGAGGATCAAAACAAGCAGAACTAACATCCAACTTTGATTCTGGGTTGAAGGGATACTCTGAATCCGAAATAATGAATTTCAATACTGGTAAGATGCAAAAGAATTACTGGGGCAGAGATGGCGAAAATCTTACACCAGAGCAAATTTCTAGGGTGCAGAGTCTTTCTGAGTCTGATAGGCAGAAACTACAATCGGGTCAATCACTCGAACCGGTTTCGTCTTCATCTCTCGACAAGAAAGCCGCGACCTCTCAAGCGATCGATCAGAACGCACAGACCAGCAATAAACCAGTTGTAGTGTCTACAGTAGATAACAGTCAAACCACAGTATCTGCACCGTCTTCATCTCCGGGCTGGGTAACTCCAATGCAGAGTATTGCAGATTCTGACACTCGCGGCTTCTTTTCAAACTATTCTCTAACTCGACCTGCGTATTAAAAAACCGGCAGACCAATTAAGATCTGCCGGTCAAGAATGGGTTCGGGTTGGGTTAGATCAATCTTCTTTCGACAGTTCTTCGAAATACTTCAGAGCATCTTGCTCGGTAGCATCAGCGGTGAACGGCGCAACTTCGACCTTCTTCGTAGCCGCTGTCGGTGCAGCCGAAGGTTTCTTGTCTTCCGCGGTACGACGAACAGGTGCCGTCGATTCAAAGACCTCTTCATAACGCTTCTGAAGTTCATCGAATGACTTGAAGCGAGTCGGGTCAACAAACTCAGACAGCTTGTGTTGAGATGACCAGATTGTTCGAATGCGATCCTTGTCACCATTCAGAAGAGGTGAAGGTTGATCAAACTGCGACTGATCGTAGTTTGCGTATCCCTCGACCGTGCAAATCTTCAGACGGAAGTTGCGACCGGTGACGACATTGAACGGGTCAGAAGGTGCAACGTCAGGATACGGCGGTTGCAGACATTCCTGAATCTTGTTGAAGATCTTCTGACCGTAACGGAACAGATAGACCTTTCCTTCGGTTTCCTTGTTGCTCGGATTCGAGAGCACAAGAATGTTTGATACGTAGTGAAGCTTTCGCTTGCGACTACGAACGATTGTCTGATTCTTCTCGCCGCCTTCTTTCCAGAGAACGTTGTTCGCGGCGCAGAGAGGACACTTACCACCGATTGTAGTCGGGCAGTTCTCAATGTACCAACCACCGGGTCCTTGACCACCGTGGGAGAAATACTTAACGAACGGCAATTCGTCACCTGCGGTCGGGGGCAAGAAACGAATCATCGCATACGCGGTTCCGTCTTTGCCACGCTGAAGTTCGAACATTCTGTCGTCTTTGTACGACTCGCCCCCTTTGTTCATCTCGGTCAATTTTTGACTAAGTTGCTCTGCGGTGTTCGTGGGCTTGAAAAGATCATCGAATGAGGCCATATATTCTTCCTTATGAAATGTGTACTACGTATGAAAGTGTATCTGATATGAAATGTTTGTCAATTGTATGGTTAGTGTGTTACATGTTTGGTATTGTCTCCTGTGTGTTGCTTGTATTTATCCAAAAAAATCGAACGATATTTCGCTTTTTCGGACCCAATCTTTACGAAGGGTTTGTATTTCACCAGTCGCTTGCCGTATTCGTTCCACATTGGGTCGGTGCTCAGATGATGACTAATGCTCGGAGTGAACCCTACCAAATGATCGAGTATGCAGAACGTTTCGGGTTGAATTGTCAAACTCAAGACCAATTTGAAGATTCGAGGATGTCCGTTCTTACATGAGAACAGATCATCGAATGCAAGTTTGTTGTCATGTAGGTATTTGACCAGAATGTCACAATCGAGAGCGAACGAATAGGTCAGACTTTCCAATATCTTCTTTCGTTGCCTGTATTTCTTGATTGCAGTTTCTTCAAGCAGAGTCTTTACCCACACCGATGAGTCTGAAAGCAAATTTGATGCTATCAGGACAATTAGATCGTCTTCTAATGGAAACTTTTTCGCGATCTTGTCGAAATGAATTTTATCACTTCGCTGTAGAAATGTCGCGAGACTGATTTTAGGATTTCCGTATTTGAAGTAATCGTACTTGTCGTTGGTGAAGTGATTCTTCACTCCGATGTATGTCTTGTACGCTTCAAATCCATTCATACAGGCAATCGTCCGCTTTTTGGCAGCAGATTCAGGTCTTCTGCTTCTTGTTGAATCTTCTCTTTGATAGGTTGACTGAGTAGTGATGCAATCGAATCAGGTTCGATTCCATGTTCTTCACACACTTCGAGAATCGCTTCCATATAGGTATACTTTGCGGTGCGAACTCGCCTCTCGACGTGTTTACAAAAGTTGACCGGTGAGACTGTTAATACTGAGGGCATAAGAACCTTTCTTGTTAGGTGATTGTATCTTGCAATGCAGAAAAGTCATGATCTTTCCAGAACCCCTGAATCGAGGACTTTACCTGCTTGACATATTCAATTGGACGTTTGACGAATTCTTGGACTGTACCATCTTCGACTGCGATCAAAATTACGATTTGCGGAAGAACCTTGCCAGTTCTCTCGGTCCACATCATTGAATAGCAGCATGTTTGTTCGAAATAGTTCTGAATGTACTCTTCGGATTTTCTTTTCGTCGAACCTTTGAAGTCAATGACCGACGGAGTGCCGCAGTAATCTGCAATGCAGTCTACGCGCCCCGCCATTCGCAATTTATCAGACCACAGAGACTTCTCTTGACAGTAGATGTTCTGAATCTTGTGCAAGTATGGCTTCATAGACGAAAAGAGACCAACGATTTCTCGGGTCTCTTTTGTTTCGTCTAGTTGTTCGTTGTTGAGGTGATTCTCAATGATGGTATGAAGTCGGGTTCCTCTATTCGCGGCGCGTGTTGCTTCCTTTTGATTCTCTGGATTTTTACGCCATTCTGCAAAAAATTTGGCTTTCGAATACCCAGTGACCGTGGTTACTGAGGGGTACCACAACCCATTTGTAGGTGATCGATAAAATCGACCTTTCGGAGTTTGCTTGGACTCCAAATCCACGCCATCATATGTGTTCATTTGCTTATACATTACAGATCCTTCGATTCAAATTTTGGATTGTGTTGCTTGACTTTGGCTAGAACTTCTTTGAATCCGGAATCGTGTTTCAATGTACCGATTCGAAACCCATCACAAAGGCCCGGCACTCCAATTACCTGTTCCACCTTCTTCTGTCCGCAACTCGGGCAGTCGGCCTTACAGGGCTTCTTGCGTTGTGCTACTTTGAGCATCACTTCAAATAAGTGACCGCACGCTTCACATTTGTAATCATAGTTTGGCATACCAGTATTTAGGTACGCCAGCCAGACTATAGGGTGCAAATCAGATTGATAGACTTACGGTACCATTCGGGTACCTCTCGATTCTTCCAATTCGCCAAATGTGTCTTTTCGAGAGTGTAATATGCTCGATATGCTGAAATGCTGTCTTCAACCGAACCGCAACCGTTGCGAATCTGAATGTGCTCTGGCATCGCTTGAGCGAACTGGGTTAACCCAATATCAGGCAACCATGCCGGAGGTTCAAAAAGCTGGGCAGTGACAACGCTCGCATGACGCTTTGTGGAGGGGTGACCGTAGCGATGCCGCCATTCGTCTTCGAGAGCAATAGTGAGGTCGTAGAGCCATTTCCAGTTGCTGTACGAACTTCTCAGCCAGACTGTGCATGGATGATTGATAAACCCTTTGCGCCGCAGCGAAAACCCAAACGGCGCTTCAGGATGACCATGATACAAAGTCGCCATCATCTGACGGTGTTCGGTGGGCATTTTGACGACGTGTTTGTCAACGTGATATTGTGCGCACGTTACGGGATCGAGATCAAGGGCGAAGATGTTCAATTTGTTTCTTCCATTCTAAAGCAAGTTTGGTCATGGTAATGATTGCACGCCCATGACCGTCACCAGATGCAATGACCGTGTTGTCAAGCATCTTGCGCAACCGAGTAACTGTACCCGGCATTTCGTCGTTTGACCAGAACTCAAAAGATAATTCAATGAGCCCACAATACTGAATCAACCAATTCAAAATTGAAGATTCGAATAGTGAGGTTGCAATGTCGTCTGATACGGGCATACCGTCATGGGTTTGCCAATGTTTGCCGAAATCAACCGTCTGACAAATCAAGTCGTCATATTTCAGACACTTCGGCTTTGCTGCTTCTGGAATGTTTTTCGTTAACTCGAACAACTCAGAAGCAGACAGATTCCACGGATCACTCAAAGTCGTCGTCATCGTCATATCGTTCATCTTCATTGTCGATGCAGAAAAAGTCTGGGTCTTCTTCTGGGTTATTCGCATATTCATCTTCTTCTGGGTCGTACGTTTCTTCATCCTCTTCGGATAGAAGTTCGTCGATTTCTTCGCCTTCAAATTCGTCTTCATCGAATTCTGAGTGATGAATCATGTGATCCTCCGTTGAAAAACAAGGCTGTCCGGAGTCGAACCGGAAATAAGAGATTCGTAGTCTCTCGTGATATCCAATTTCACCACAACCTCAACTTACCTATGTAGGTGTTGAATCTCGCTGGCTTTCATCCAGAAATATTCTTCGCCCATCTGACTGTCTTCGACGACAATGAGATATTGCGGTCCCCAGATTTGGCTCCACTCGACCTTCGCAACTCGTCCAATGGTTTTACCGGTCTGGTCACTGTTGATCTGTACGTATGCGATGTTACTCATGCTACATGATAGACTCACTTCCAAGAAAGTCAAGCTGCGGTGATTGACTTCTGTGAATTGCGAGGTATACTCTAATATGAGTGACATGCAAGAAGATCGTTATTACGGACCCGAACCCACTTGGTCGGGTACTTCGCTACTATCATCTGATAGTGAAGCATCTTGGGAATATGTCAAAGCTCTGAATTGGTACAACTACATGACAGGTCCGGTCCAGCACAAAGCTTGGATTCTTGACTACATGAAGTTCTACCCGGCAAAGTACACAAAGGAAGACATCGAACTCATCCAAAGTTTGGAATTGAGTAAGGTATCCATTCGGTACGGTGAAGTATCTCGTCAGCCAGAACTCGCGTACGGGTTTGATGCGGGTGTGCATGCTCGTCTTTCTCTCATGGGCGCACCCCAGACAGAATCTATCAAGGTCGCATTAGAGACCGCTATAGACATCCTCAAGAAGCGAGCGGTAGATGCTCGTCTTTCACGTAAAGAGGTTGCAGAGTCAAAGGAAGAACCCGTTAAGACGGTTCAAGATCACGTACGGGAACAGGTTTCGGGGGTCATCTCCGAACTTGAAACCAATCTTGATCGGGTTTTGCACGGTGAGAAGGTTGCACTTAAATCCTCTACCGAACGGAAACCTACCGACAATCCGGTGCGTGAATTCCTATCTTCGAAGAATCTCAAACCGATTCACTGTAACAAAATCATCGGTCACTACAAACCTCAACTCTCGGAATTCTCAGAAGCGGTGACTGGTGGTGATGCTGCATTGTCTGAGGGGTATGCGAGCTACAGCAAAAAGACATTGAAGTCTGCAATCAACTATCTCGAAACGGTAGTCGAAGAATGTCAGTCTCTCGCTGATCTCGGTAAGTCATTGCGTAACACCGTCCGCAAAAAGCGGAAAAAGAGCCCAGTCGATATCGTCAAGAAACTTCAGTATTGCCCAGAGTCGAAAGAATTCGGTCTCAAGTCAATTTCTGCAATTTCGATTGTCGGTGCCGACAAACTGGTTCTTTTCAACGTCAAGTATCGTACCTGTACTTTGCTCGAAGCAAAGGGACCGGACGGTCTGAGTGTGAAGGGTACCACCGTGATCGGGTTCGACGAAAAGAAGTCGATCTGTAAGAAAGTCCGCAAACCAGCAGAATTTCTCAAAGCAATCGGTGGTAAGGGTGGAATTCGAGCATTCAAGAAGGTGTTCGACGCACTGAAAGTTAAAGAGCAACCTGCGAAGGGTCGATGTGGTGAAGATACGATTTTGTATGGGGTGTATTGAACCATGAACACCAAAGACCACAAGAAACGGGTAAAATATTGGAACACTGTTGGCCATTTGAGACTCACTCGAAATGATGGTATGACAGATTCATACGTAGAACATCGAATCGCTCATCAAGAGGGTCGAGGTAAAAAATTCAAAGGTGAGCATACTTGGGGATGGGGTTGGAGCATCGCCGGGGATATAGATATTCCTGGATATCAGTTTTATAGTTGTTATACCCCTGAATGGACTAAAACTTGGGAAATGGGTTATGCCAAACGAATTCTTGGTGGCGAAACCGGTAAGATGTTCGAGAAAGAAATTCGTAACAGTCCATTACCACCATTCGTCATTGAGAATTTGTTGTACAACTTGAAAAATCGAAAGAAATAGCATGAGTATCATCCTCGACATGAATCAGATCACAATTGCTGCTTTGATGGCCGAATCAAAGGGTTCACCTCAATACAACGAAGATTTGATTCGACATATGGTTCTGAACACAATTCGCAGCCTGCGGGTCAAGTTTATTCAGACGTACGGCAAAGAATTGGTGTTGTGTTATGATGGCCCAAATCAATGGCGCAAAGACATCTTTCCGTACTACAAAGCAAATAGGAAAACAAAGCGAGACCAGAGCGATTTTCCGTGGGACAAGTTCTTTGCATTACTCTCGGACATTCGAAACGAAATCAAGGAAAACTTCCCCTACAAGGTGATTCAGGTCGATCGCTGTGAAGGTGATGATTTGATTGCAGTAATCGGCCGCAATATTGCAAATGAGCATAATCCGGTGTTGATCGTCAGTTCCGACAACGACTTCATGCAACTTCACGACAATCCACACATTCACCAGTATAGCACGCTGAAAAAGGTCAAAATTCAATGTGGTGATCCTGCTGGTTATCTGTTCGACCACGTACTCGAAGGTGACGTTGGAGATGGGATTCCAAACGTTCTCTCTGATGACGACACGTTCGTGAACGAAGAGAAGCGACAGAAACCATTGACCAAGAACAAGAGAAGCCTGTTCGATAAAGCGACATACACCGGTCCTCATGAATATGCATCGAAGCTACAGCGTAACCGTATGCTGGTCGATTTTACCTACATACCTAAAGATCTGCAAGATGCCATTATGGAAGCGTACCTGAGTTGCGAAATCCCATCCGGCAAATTGCTGTCGTATCTCGTGGAAAAGAAAATGACGAATCTCATCGCAAGTGCATCGGAGTTCTAAATGAAATTATTGGTATCTGAAGTTCTAGAAAAGCTTGATTCGCTGAAGACCAAAGAAGAAAAAATCGACTGGTTACGGACGAATCACAGTCCTGCTCTGATTGAAGTGCTGAAATACATCTACAATCCATCGTACAAACTGTTCACGACTGTAATTCCTTCGAACTACAAGCCTGACATGAGCCCGGTGGGGTTGAGTTGGTCTACACTCTATAACGAGCATCGAAAGCTATACATCTTCTTGGAATCTACCAAGATCACACCGAAGCGAAAGACCGAACTGTTGCTTCAGATGCTCGAATCAATTCACCCAACCGAAAGTCAACTGTTGTGTGATATCATCGCCAAGAAAGCGAAATACGCTGGTGTCAATTTGAAATTCCTCGGGGAATGTTTCCCCGGAGCATTCTAACAAGTGAGGTTCTATGTCAAGAATTGAAGTACCACGAGGCGCATACGATGATCTTGCAGGGCAAATGCTATTCGCGTTTGTCGGACCCGATTACACGGACGTACAGCAGGTCATAACGACCCCAGATGATCTGGAAGATGACGTTTGTGAAGATGTTTTCTTTGAGCGACTAGAAAGTTTCCTGGTTTCACAGGGATATACACCCAAAGACGATGCAACTCCACCGAAGTTTACTTTTCGGGTAGTTGCAGACGAATCAAATAACTCCCCTGCTGAAGTAAAAGCAAATATGTTCAATGCAGACATCTACATTAAACCTACTTCTTGTCAGTGCGGTACAGCTTGTCAATCTTCGACACTAGCGGCGACCGAACACACGACTCCTCAGTAAGTTCAACAAACGAAATTTCAAGAACGGACTTCAGACGCGAAATGCTGTCTTCGAGTCCGTTCTTTTCTCTTGTACGCAAATCGCTCTGCTCGATATCACCGGTAATGACCATTTTTGAATTCTCGCCGATTCGAGTCAACAGCATTCTCATCTGAGGGATCGATGCGTTCTGCATTTCATCTGCTACGATGTATGAATTTTTGAAAGTCACTCCTCGCATATATGCAAGTGGCATAATTTGAATGACACCATTTTCAATGAATTCTTTTGCACTTTCTTTACCGATGATCTCATTGATAATTTCCATGATTGGGTAAAGATAAGGTGCGATCTTTGCAGCATAGTCACCCGGTAGATAGCCAAGATTCTCACCTGCTTCTACGTAGGGTCGAGTCAAGTAAAGTCGTTCGAACTTTCCTTCCATAAGATACTTCAAACCTTTAGCAATTGCCAAATACGTTTTGCCAGTACCCGGAACTCCGTGAAGAATGGTCAAATCAAAAGAATCGATAGCTTTTACTGCTTCGCGTTGACCCTCGTTTTTGCAATCTACAAATGTATTTCTGATTCCCATTTTACCCTCCGATGATCCATAGGGTGGCGCAACAACAGGGATAGAACTTTTCTTCTTGGACTTGTTTTTGGACATGAACGAATTACTCCAAAGTGTTGATTGGATTTTGAGAAAGATACTCTGCGAGATAGTACGAATCTACGATATCTGAAATGGGACTTCCTACTTTCTTTGCTTTGACGTTGAACACGTTGCGTAGGTTAACCCCGGTTTTCTTCGCAAACCACTCATACATGATTTGTTTATCCGAGTTACCTTTGGTGGTTGCATATTTCTTGAGCGAAGTCGGTGGCAATGTACCCCAGACGCGATTGGTTGACCACAGAGAATATTTGAGCATCATGCAGCACTCTGCAATGTGAAACACCCGTCCCTTTGCACCCATCGCATAATCTTCAATCAGAACCTGATCGCAATTGCGTAAAATGTTAATTGCCCAATTCGAAATTGAAACGAATCGCTCCACTTGATTGTTCGGTTTGATGAAGAGAGACCCTTCGATATTACCAAATTTACCGACAAACTTCTTGGTATCGGTGAGGTAATGAACTTGACATGTCTCGAACCGAAAGTCGTCGGTGTCACCCACACAGATACTTGGGCAAACCATACTATAGTCAACGCCGGCGATAATCATGTCGCAGGTATTTATGAAAAACAAAAAACCGGAAGTTTTCACTTCCGGTCCTTGTGATTGTTCGATTTAGAATTGGGAATTAGAAGAACAACGTAATCTGACTGCGCAGAACATACTGCCCCGACTTGCCGGTGTTGGTATAACCGGTATTTGAGACATTGTACGCAGCATCGATACCATTGAAGGCGTATCCTGCATCGGTAGTCCACTTGACAGACTTCCCGACAAGCCACTTATTCACACCAGCAGTGACAACTTCGAGATTTTCTGCGCCACTTGCATGGGCATACTCACCACGAACAAACGGCTGCCATGACTGAAGTGTATATCCAACTTCACCGACAACAGAGTAGATGTTGTTGCCGTGCTGTGGGGTCAGGTAGTTACCACTGACGAACGCCGACAGATTTCCAACAGTTGTCGAAACATCTGCGGTGTAGACTTGGAACTGATCCTGCCACGACACACCACCACCGGTCGCCAACGTGAAGTTGTTACCAGTGAAGATGTTACCGCTAATCCGTGCGGTTGCACCGTAGCCATTGTTCGCAGAGTTCACGGGTGAGTTTGCACGATTCCAGCCGTCAGTAAAGGCGGCAGAAACCTTCCAGTCACCAGCGAGCACATAGGTCGCTTCGACACCCTGCGTAAAATCCTGACCGAACGTATTCGAAACGATGCTGCGTTCAACCGCAATGGAGTTCTCATCTCCGCGATTGATTTCCGCATTGAACAACGGACGGAACTGACCAACCTTGATTCCAAGGTTTCCGTAGTTCTTCTGTGCCCATGCGTCTTGCAAAGTCACATTCCCGTTGTCGTTGATGTACGGAGAAACTCGATAGCTCACGTCGCTATCGCCTACTGTACCAGAGAGATCGAGACGAACGCGAGGAACCGAGAACCCGTAGGAGTTGTTCTTGGTACCGTTACTGGTATCCGCATTGTTGTACACATAGCGGAACTGAGCAACACCATCGAGATGCAGATTGGTATTGCTCTG